GGACGCGAGTGATTTCCGGCGTACATCGAAAAAACGCGCCAGCGTCAGACCAAAAGTGGAAAGTGCTACTTCCACGCTTGCCGTGGGCGGTTAGCTCAGCTGGTTAGAGCGCCTGCCTTACAAGCAGTGAGTTGTACGAAAAACGGAAAGAGCACCTTACATAGTCTGGATCTGAGGCTGGATTTGGGAGAGAAATCCAGTGCTCAATCACAAACTGCTTCCAACAGCCCATCCATTAGCGACTCACCATCAGCCCAACGAAATTACCCTCCAACCCGGTGCCGCTGAAATCTTCCGCCTCTTCGGAACCAATGTTCTGCCGGTGAATCCCGGTCCCGGCTGCGACACAATGCGAGACGTGCACCTGGATCTCGAGCTCGCGCTGCTGCTCGAAATTGCTCTGGCTGCGATCGCCAAAGCGGAGGGTCGCCAATGACAAACTGGGTATATATCCGCAGTGAGCCAGGCGTCTTTACGGTCGGATTCTACGATCCCCGCGGCCAATGGCATGCAGATAGCGACCACCCGACAAGCGATGAGGCGGCCCAGCGGGTTCACTTTCTCAATGGAGGAAGAGCCGAGGATCCCGAGCCATCCGACACCTGGGAAACCTACAAGCAGATTAAGGCAGAGCACGCTAGGCGCTCCACAGGCGGTGCAGCATGACACTGCACGTCAATGATCCACGGAGCGAACACGAGATCCGCCGCGACGAGCTGCAGCTATTGATTCGCCAGAAGCTTCTGCTCGGCAATAGCAGGATCGAGGGCTCGGCTGAAATTGCGCCGACTCTCTCGACCGTCGCCCTGCTTGAAATCGCATCGCAGCTTCACCAATTGAATTTGAACCTGGAACGGCATGTCGGAGATTCGTTACCGGCGGTTCGCACCGACGTCCACGAATTCAGCGTGCTGATGTCCGAGGTAATGGATTGCAAGCACCGCGAGCGCGAAGGCCGCGGCGATCCGCAGTACATGAGCGCGGATTACTCCCTGGGCGATGCCATCCATGGGCTGGAAGAAAAGACGGAGATACTTTTCCAATCGGCGTCGGCCTCTGACGTGGACCATGCCGTGAGGACGGCCCTTCATGTGGCCAACTACGCGATGATCATCGCGCGCAAACTCAAGGCGCAGGGCGGTGCTGCATGAACCTCGACGGCACTTTCAACGAGGGCGCTCAGGGCGCGGCGATCACGGTGCGCTGCCATGCTCTGCAGCTCATGGCCGTGCACGGCTTTCTTGCGCTGGCGCTCAAGCATCCGGAGGCCAGCAAAAGACCTTCCGCCCCCCTGGTCGCTCAGTTTGCCCGCGACGCATTGCAGGGCGCCATCGACGCCGGCCTGTTCACCGAGCGCGGATTGATGATGATCGCGCACGATGAGGCCACGGAAGATTGGGTTCTGCCCGACTGCTTACTTGAGCTGCGCCGAAAAGGTGGTGCTGCATGAGCCGCCGCACGAAACAGGCCGAAAACGAAGGCAGATGCAGAGTCTGCTGGTGCACCGACGAGGACGCGTGTCCGGGTGGCTGCGCCTGGGTCGATGACGCTCACACGCTGTGCGATAGCCCTACGTGCGTCGAGATGGCGCCCGTCCTGGATGCCGCGCGGGAGTTGCTGCGCTCGGCCCTGCAGGGCTCTTCAAGGCTGAAACCTTTGCGCGACGCGATCACCGCCTTCGATGAACACGCCGCGCAGTTCCAGAAAGAGATCCAGGGGGCGGACCTATGACACGCGTATGCATGCTGTGCGGCGCGGTCATGGGCGAGCGCTGCTCGCAGTGCGGGGCTGAGGCGACGCCCGATTGCCACGTTTCCGGCTGGTTCTGGTGTGCCGAGCACGGCCCGTTCGAAGCCGGCGAAGGCGGAGAGTCGCACGGCGTCTGTGCAAAGTGCGAGCCGGCCTGGCGCGCCCGCGCGCTGACGCGCATGCCGCTCGCGGGAGGTGCCTCATGAACGGCGCAAAACGCTTTGAGCCCACGCCGAAAGAGTTGATCGGCGTGACTTGCCCATACTGCGGCGCGCCAGCAGGTTATTGCTGCGACACGCCAGCAACGGGCGAGCTCAAGAAGACGGTCCACAGCATGCGCCGAAGTGCAGCGATCGCGTTTCACGGCTGGATTGAACGCCGGCTGAAGCGTGATGAGTATCGCCCCTCAGCGAAAGGCGGTGCCGCATGACGGTTGACCACTGCGCTACCGCGGCCGCGGTCCTCGTGCTGGCCTTTAACTTTTCAGTAGCCTGGCGGCTCGTGCTGGCACGAGTGCACGCCTCGCATTGGTGGCGCAAGCGCAGCGCGGCGCAGGTCCGCCAAGCCTGCCGGGCTACCAACGACTGCACATTGGCTATCTGCTTTCAGGATTGGACCGTCGACGGATGCAATCAACCGGCGGTGATGATCTGCTGCGAGACGCACGGCCTGGTGCGCATCGTAACCGATGCCGGCCACGTTGCTGCATACGCCGCCATGGTGCGCACGCGTGAAGGCGGTGGACGATGAAGATCCGCGTGATGACCACCGCCGACAAGGGGCATAAGAAGGCGCCGACGATGCAGGAGGCTGCCGGCATGCCGGTCCGCGTAACCAGCTTCAGCGCAGCAACGCCTTCCTCGAAGACGGAAGCCCTGGTGATTCTTACCGGCGGCAGCATCCGCTCGATCGTCTGCCGCCCGGGAGAGTGCGACCTGTACCTCTCCCCATGGGCAACGTTTCAGCTGATTGCACCCGAGCCGGTCATCGATCCGGAGAAGACGACGGAGGTGCAGCGTGGCTGACACGGCGATCGAGTGGACCGAAAAAGTTTGGAACCCGGTGACCGGCTGCACCAAGGTTTCCGAGGGCTGCCGCAACTGCTACGCCGAGCGCTATTTTCAGCGACCATACCCGGGCCGCAAATTCACCGACATCGTTTGCCACAAAGATCGGCTCGATGCCCCGCTCCACTGGCGCAAGCCGGCGCGCATCTTTGTCAACTCGATGGGCGACCTCTTTCACGAGAGCGTGCCGGATGTGTTCATCGCCCGCGTAATCTCTCAGGCTGGTGCGGCGAGGCGGCACACATTTCAAATTCTGACGAAACGCCCACAGCGCATGCTCGACTTCTTTTCGCGCTGTAGGGCCGATGGTCTCGGATGGATTACCCACAACGGCGCCGAGATAGAGGGCTATGGCGGCGATGGCATAGCAGTTGGCAATAAGGAGCGGTGGCCGACCCCTAATATCTGGCTCGGCGTCTCGGTCGAGAACCAGGCGACCGTCGCCGAGCGCATTCCGCTGCTGTTGCAAACCCCGGCGGCGCTGCGCTGGGTGAGCGCGGAACCTTTGTTGGGACCGCTAAATATTGCCGTGTATCTTGGCGGTGACGTCGATCCGAGCGATGAAAACCGCGAGGATCCCGGCATCGATTGGGTTGTCTGCGGCGGCGAGAGCGGGCCGCGCGCGCGGCCGATGAGCCCCGATTGGGCGCGCTCGCTGCGCGATCAGTGCCAAGCGGCGCATGTGCCTTTCTTCTTCAAGCAGTGGGGCGAATGGCTTCGCGCTGACTGCGGATTTCCGGTCCACGTGAGCCGGTTGCAGGAATCCAAATTCGTTGTCTTCGACATCGATGGCGAGCAAGAGATATATGCCCGCGTCGGCAAGCGGGCTGCTGGGCGCCTGCTCGACGGGCGCGAGTGGAACGAATATCCGGAGGTGCAGCGTGGCTGAACCAGTTATCACCCGAGCGCTCAGCGTCCGCCCTCCCTGGTGGTGGTTTATCCTGCACTCAAAGAAGCCGGTCGAAAACCGCGACTGGCCGACTACCTTTCGTGGACGCGTTTTGCTGCACGCGAGCAAATGGTACGTTCACCGCGACGTGATCGATGACATCTGGTACGTTCGCCGGTTATTCCCGGGTGTCGTCACCCCGGATGCTCACCCCTACGAGTGGCTGAAGACGCACGGCGGCTGCATCGTTGGCTCCGTCGAGATCACCGATTGCGTCACAAAATATGACAGCGAGTGGTTTTCGGGTAAGTACGGGTTCCTGCTCAGCAACCCCGTGGCATTCGAGAAACCTGTTCCATTTAAGGGAGCACTCGGTTTCTTCTACGTCCCCCCGAGTATCACAGTGGAGGCTCTCCGTGGCTAAGGTGCTTGCCGTCCTCCTCATTGCTTGCTGTTGCGCCGCGGGACAGGCACGGCCAAGGTTCTGGACGCGGAAAAATATCATCTTGCACTCGATGAACCTGGCGGTGCAGACCGTCGACATGGTCTATACGCGCTACGGAATTGACGATCTGCACGCGCGCGAAGCCGACCCGGTTGCGCGCTGCTTTGTCGATCACGGATGGGCTGGAAGCGTTGCCCTTAGCTACGGCTTGAACGTAGGTGGCCCGGCGCTTATTTCTTACGCCCTGCATCGCAGGCGGCACGAACGCTTAGAAGGGCTGCCTCCAATCGCGCTCTCAGTCGGTGGAATTGCCGCCACTATCTCCAACACAATTCAAGTGCAGAGATCCGGAGGCGCGCGATGAAGACGCCATCGAAGATCACCATTGTGGCTTTTCAGAGCCCTCAGGGTTTCTCAAGGCGATTGGAGGCCAGGCGTGACGAAGCTCACTGAGCGCAAGACGCGGCTGCTGTTTGAGACAGAGGAGACCGCACGATATCGCGGAAAGGAGCGCGCTATCGTCGTTGAGCCGGACATGCATGGCCTTACGCTGACGATGCGATTGAAAGGAACAAAGGTGCGTTACGAGGGCTCCTGGGGAGCAGTGTTTGATTTGTTTGCGAAGCTGCACGCGGAGCGCCTCCGCTACGAGCGGCAGATGGAACGGAAGGGACGGAAACTCAAGTGAAAAAGCAAGAACTCTACAGGCAGGGAGACGTGCTGATTCGGCGTATTGACGGCCTGCCGAAGCAAAAGGCCGTAAAGAGAGCGAGTGGAACGATCCTCGAGGGCGAAGCCACCGGCCACGTCCACCGCATCGCGGAGCTGACTCAGGCCGAGGTGCTGGAAATCCAAGACGGAGTGTATCTGCGCGTTGGCGAAAAAGGCGTGCGCATCATCCACGAAGAGCACGCGCCGATCACGCTGCCGCCCGGCGAATATGAGGTGATTCGCCAGCGCGAGTACTCACCCGAGGAGATCCGCAATGTCGCGGACTGAGAGGACTTCAAAGGTAGCGCTGCAGCGCTTCACCGAGGCCTGCAGCTACCCTGGCACGATCGACGAGTCCGCAGTCGATCGCCAATTACGCCGGTACCTGCAGGCCCTCGGAATTAAGCGCGACGTTCGTCGACTTCAGCGTGGTTGGCGGTTGGACCGCGAGCCTGCGCTGCAGAAGTACGTTGACGGGGTGCTCGCCGAGTTTACGAGGCGAGCACCCAAAACCGCGCGGGATGCGCGGGATGCGCTGGATGCGCTGGCTGCGCGGGATGCGCTGGCTGCGCGGGATGCGCGGGATGCGCGGGATGCGCTGGATGCGCTGGATGCGCGGGATGCGCGGGATGCGCTGGATGCGCTGGCTGCGCGGGATGCGCTGGCTGCGCGGGCTGCGCGGGATGCGCTGGATGCGCGGGCTGCGCTGGATGCGCGGGCTGCGCGGGCTGCGCGGGATGCGCGGGATGCGCTGGATGCGCGGGCTGCGCTGGATGCGCGGGCTGCGCTGGATGCGCGGGCTGCGCGGGATGCGCTGGATGCGCTGGATGCGCGGGCTGCGCTGGCTGCGCGGGCTGCGCGGGCTGCGCTGGATGCGCGGGATGCGCGGGATGCGCGGGCTGCGCTGGCTGCGCGGGCTGCGCTGGATGCGCGGGCTGCGCTGGATGCGCGGGCTGCGCGGGCTGCGCTGGATGCGCGGGATGCGCGGGCTGCGCGGGATGCGCTGGATGCGCTGGCTGCGCGGGCTGCGCTGGATGCGCGGGCTGCGCGGGCTGCGCTGGCTGCGCGGGATGCGCTGGATGCGCGGGCTGCGCTGGATGCGCGGGATGCGCTGGCTGCGCGGGCTGCGCTGGATGCGCGGGCTGCGCGGGCTGCGCTGGATGCGCGGGATGCGCGGGCTGCGCGGGCTGCGCTTCAACGCTTCGCTGCCTGGTGTGTCGGCTCGACCTGGTGGCGCTGGTGGGGATTTGAGCTTTCGTGGGTGGCTACTTCTCATATCGGTGCGCTCCAGCTCGCCAATACCGCGCTCCAATCATGGACGGAGCCGCTGTTTGAGGCATTTATTGCCGGCGCCTGGATGCTGCACTGGACCGAAGATGCCGTTTACTGGATTGCCAAGCCGGCGGTCCATGTTGAGCGTGTAGCGGACCGTCGACGTCTCCACAATTCGTCAGGTCCGGCGCTCGATTCCGATCTTGAGCCTCTCTACTTCTGGCACGGAGTGATGGTCGACGATTATGTTGTCGAGCGGCCTGAGCTCATCACCGTCGAGCAGATCCGCAACGAACGCAACGTAGAGGTCCGCCGCGTCCTGCTCGAGCGCTACACGTTCCCGCGGTACATCCAGGACACCGGCGCGCAGAAGATCCACGAGGATGAGTTCGGCGAACTCTACCGCGCGGAGCTCGAGGGCGACGAGCCGATCGTCATGGTCCGGGTGTTGAATTCGACCCTCGAAGAGGATGGCTCGCGCAAGCCGTATTTTCTGCGCGTGCCGCCGACGGTCGCTAAGGCGCGCGATGCCGTCGCGTGGACGTTCGGGTATGACGACAGCGCCGCATACATGAAGGCGCTGGTTCAGCAGACGTAACCCAGGAGAGGCCGTGGCAATCACTCGCAGCTGCGTTGCGCAATTTATAGCTCCGAAAAAGGGGCGCGCCGTGGTCTGGTTCTATCGCAACCAGGCGAGCCTGAGCATCTACGTTCGGCCGCTCGACAAAGACGGCCGCGAAATGGTGCGTGAGCCTATCTCCTTCCGGATACTGTTGAACGCGAAGCCTGCGGCCGCAGCCTCGCCAATCTCGGTACAAACCCAACGTCTTGAATTTCCGGGGTCTGCTACATGAGCGCCGCGCCGGTGTGCGTAAAATGCGGATGCTGTCCTGCTTACCAGCGTGAGGGCGAGACGGCAACGCTGTGCCTGTTCTGCGAAGACGGACTGCCGTGCGCAGGCGAGCAGCGCCGCAAGCGGGCGGAAAAACTGGCTGCGCTGCGATCGCCGGCAGAGCTGCGAAAGCAGGAAGCCAGGAAGCCCGTTCCCCCTCGGCACGAATTAAAAAAAGCCGAAGAGAAGCGCAAGCGCAAGGCGAAGCGGGCAGTCCACGCTAAAGGCAAGCCGACGCGGTCGAGGCAAGAGCCGAAATCTGCCCCAACGATAAGGCTTCCTCTCTGCGAGGTGCCGCTCGCGGATCCAAAGGCACCACGAAAAGGGGAATGCGAGATTTGCTCGGCCGAGTTTGTCGGCAGCAAGAGGCGTCGTTATTGCGATGATTGCATCGCCAAGCTGCAGGCAACCGCCAAATCCGCACGACCTAATCCTCGCTCCAAATATGCGTTCACCACGCAGCAGGATGCGCGGATCCGGGAAGTTTATGCGCTGAAGCTCGGCGCTCAGAAGAAGATATCGATCAAGGGGACGCTGGAAAAGGAATTCGGCATTCCCGGCTGGCGAATTTTGCGCAGAGCGCGGCAGATAGGCCTGTCGAGAACCAAGGAAAAGCCATGGTCGAGAACCGAGCTTGAGCTGCTCGATCGAAGCGCATGGAAGACGGACGGGATTATCTCGGGAATTCTGCGACAAGCCGGCTACCAACGCACCCCGACCGCGGTGCATGTGATGCTAACGCGCCGGGTGGGAAGAAAGAGGGAGCAATATCCCTTCTACTCGGCCACCGGCCTGTCAAAGCTGGTGGGCGTCGATGCCCACGTGATCACCGGCTGGATAGAGCACGAATGGCTGAAGGCCGGCGGGCGTGCGACGGAGCGCACCGCGCGGCAGGGCGGAGATCCGCACGAGATTTGGCCCTACGACGTCTACGAGTTCATCCGCGAACACCCGGAGGAAATTGACCTGCGCAAGGTAGACCAGGGCTGGTTCCTTGAACTGATGCTGCACCCCGAGAAAAGAACCAGGTCAGAGGAGGCGATAGGCGAGCAAGTAGACACGGCAATTGCGAAGACGCTCCTTGATTCCCGTCGGCAACTGCGGACGCCGCTACCTTCCGCTTTGAGCGTGCCGGTGCACGCGGAGGCCACGCAATGAGCGCCACGGCCGGAACAGCAAAGCGCCCGGCGGATCCGCCGCTGGCGGTCCGCAAGCCAAACGCTGAGACCCGCTATCGACTCCGCATGTGCGTGCAGCAGGTGCTGACCGAAGGGTATAGCTACCGCGAGGCGCAGGACCTATATCGGGAATTTTTGTTGGATCAAGCGTTGGTAAACGCGCAGGGAGTGAAAACGAAGGCCGCGGAGCGGCTGAAAATCTCGCGCGATCATGTGCGCGACTACCACGCCCGCGGAAAGGAGCTGCTCTGATGGCGGCAAAGCAAGATCTGATTCTGCCGCCGGCGCCGGAACAGCCGGGATCGGCGAGCGAGATCAAGCATGGGCGCTGGTTGAGCTGTTTGGACATCAACGCATTGTCGGCTACCTGTCACAGCAAACGTTTCCGAGCGGTGTGTTGTTCAGAGTCGACGTGCCCGACCTACTGAAGGACGGCAAGTCCGTGCGCGCCGGCTTCACCAGGTACTTCGGCTTGTCGGCCATCTACTCGATCACGCCTGTTGATGAACAGACGGTGCGCGAGCTGCTGCCGATGATCAGCGGTACTCCGGAGGCGCGGCCGTTGTCGCTACGCAGCTATGGCCGCGGCGAACGAGAAGAGGGCTGGTGATGTCTGGAGATTATGGGCCGACCTGGAGGGAGATTGAAAGCGAGCGCAACCCGCACGAGCTCGAGTTGGAATGCGAGGCTTATGGGCTGCTTGCGGAACTCGAGGCCGAGCACAGACGCATGCTTCGCGAGATACGCGCAGCCGAGCGAGAAGAGGGCGAGCTGGCCGGCCGCTGGTACTCGATGCGGCGGCTTTTGATGGAGGGGCAAATGGAGTTTCTGGTGGATGCCGGGCGAATTCAAAAGGTGACCGACACCAGTGCACGCGCGGCCGCGCAGTTAACTCTAATCGACCTGGGACCTCGTGCGCAATGGCCCATCGACGTCTATTCACCGGCAGGTGATGTGACAAGGTTTGTGCTCGCGCCTCCGGAACCGCCGGCGCCGGCGCCAAACCACCCGATAAGAGCTCGGAACGGATGGCACGAAAAGCACACTCCTTCAGCGGATGGTCCACGGAAGAAGCCTGCGCGGTCGGAGGCCACAACTGAAGGCAGACCCAAAAAGACTGGCTGGAAGCATTTGTTCTGGCGCCAAAGCAAGCGCCAAAGGAGGAAGCTGGCGTGAGCGCATTTCATGGCTTGTTCGACCGCGGGCAATCCCTCAATGAGCAAACAGGCGCCCTCGTGAGTAGGGCTCTGGTGAGCGGAATAACTTATCGCGAGGCCGTGCGAGAGTTTCGAAAGTGCTTCATCTTTGCCGTACTCAAAGGGAGTGGCTGGAACCAGCTCAAGGCTGCTCGGAAGCTTGAGATGCACCGCAACACGCTCGCTCGTACGATTGCCGAGTTGAGGATCGATGTGCCAAGGCCCGGCGCGCGCCGGCCGCCGCGAGGCCAGCGATGATTCTTATTTGCAGCTGCGGTGAGGTCTTCAACGACGAGAACCCGCTGAATAGAGATGTGATTATGCCGTGGTTTCATGCGGTCGCGGGGCACACTCTATCGGAAGAGACGGAACCTGCCGCCACAATTCCAATGGCGGACGCCAGGGGGAGCGAAGCGTGAGCGTCTATGTCGATCCAATAGCCGCATGGGGCGGAAGCAAGGCCTTCCGTTGGACGCGTTCATGCCACCTGTTTGCCGACACCGTCGAGGAGCTGCACGCGATGGCACTTCGCATTGGGATGAAGCGCGAGTGGTTTCAAAACGAACGATTGAAGCATTACGACCTGACGGAGTCGAAGCGCCGCGCGGCGATCGCCGCCGGAACGATCGAAGTCAGCTTCGGGCAAATGGCTGAATTTATGAAATCCGGGAAGATAGTTGGCACGGCGGCAGACAATCGACAGCCGAGCTTGTTTGGGGAGCCTGCTGTAGAAAATCAATCAAGGAGGATCGATGGAACAGAAAATGGAGCCATTTGCGAAGGGGGCACCAGAGGTGTACTTCAATAAGCCTTACTTACGCCGGCAGCACGTTAGCGCGCGCCGCCGGCCGGCCCGATTACAAACCAGCAAGGTCGGGAATAAGAATAGCACGACGAGGAGGCTGCGGGTGATGGCCAGATTTTGGAGTTGGTGGTACTCCTGGTTCCCCTCGCCGCTCGGCGACAAGGTCTAATTTACAAATTCGGTGAGGAAAGGAGGTCGCGGAGAATCGCCAGTCGCCATTGTTGCGGCTGGCCACGCCAGAGCCATTGTCCGGGCGCGGGCCACGGGGAGAAGTAACGGCCCGCGGACGGGCCGATGAAGTTAACCATGGAGTACACAATGACAGTCCGACAAGTACGCGAAGTGTTCCGCAAGATCTCTGCCGGCGAGCGGCCGCACGGAAGCTTTCTGACCGCCTTCGCGCGGGCGATAGTGCTTGCCGACGACGAAAACGAGCTGATCCTGCAGGCCCCGGCACACCAACTGATTGAGAAGTACGGGCTGCAGGATTACGCAAAACAAGGAGGAGCCACGAGTGATGAGCGAAACCGGGCTTAACGCGCAACAGCTGCGCGAGGTGTTTCGCAAAATAGCCAGCGGAGAGCGCCGGCACGGTCAGTTCTTAACGGCATTCGCACAGGCGTATCTCTCAGCGGACAACAGCAACGAGTTGCTGATGGCGCCGATCGGACGGGCTTTGATCGCCAAATATAAGCTGGAGGCCTACGCCGACGGCGGAACTTCCGAGGAAGGGCAGTCCGGATAGGCGATGAAGACGCTTGCGGAAGTAGCGGAGTGGCACGAGGGCGCAGAGGAGCGACTCGAATGGGACCTGCTCGCGCGCGATCCGGTCTGCCAATTGTTCTTCCGCTGGGTGGACGATCTTGGGCTCTACCGCGGCAAAGAGCTTGCATGCAGCACGCACGGCAAAGATATAGCGTTGCTCTTCGCTCGTCCGTATCCGTTGGCGTTGCCGCTCTCGGCGGGCGAGCCGCGACTCTCCGAGCAAGGCGAAGTGGAAATGTTCGGCGCGGAAAAGATTGCCTCGGGGATGTGGGCTCTGTCGCCCTCGTTGAATATGCCCGGCATCATCCACGCCTTTGTCGTGCTTTACGGCGTGCCGGATCCGGCGCCGTGGGAGCGGATGATTGTGTTGGTGGGCGAGAGCGGAATTGTGCTGGGATGAGCAAACACGGCGCGGAAATCGTGTTTGTGCGCACTTTGAAGGGCCAGTTTTTCTACGACCTGGTGATGAGCGAGAAGACTGAAAAATGGCTAGCGCGCAAGTGGCAAATATCGGTTGGGGAAGTACGGAAGCTGCGATCGATGGGTCGCGAGATCATGGACACCAAACGGAAGCGAGCACGATGAAGATCAAGATCGGAGAGGCGAGTAGCAAAGGCGTGGGCTTTGACCTGGACACGTTGCTGGTCACTCGTCTGCTCATCCAGGCGAACAGCGGCGCCGGTAAGAGCTGGTTGTTGCGCAAACTGATTGAGCAGCTCTATGGACACGTCCAAGTGATCGTGATCGACCCCGAAGGCGAGTTTGCCACGCTGCGCAAGAAATACGATTTTGTTTTGGTGGGCGCCGGCGGCGAGACTCCTGCAGACGTACGCTCGGCCGGGCTGCTTGCCGAGAAGCTGCTCGAGCTGCGGGCCTCGGCCGTCTGTGACCTTTATGAGATGCGGCCGCACGATCGGCATCGCTGGGTGAAGGCCTTCATCGAGGCCATGGTGAATGCGCCCAAGAAGCTCTGGCATCCCTGCATCGTGGTGGTTGACGAGGCGCAGCTATTCTGCCCGCAGGATGGCGAGAGCGAAGCTGAAGAGGCTATGGTCTCGCTCACGACGCGCGGCCGCAAGCGGGGCTTCTGTGCCGTGTGGGCTACGCAGCGCCTGGCCAAGGTCAACAAAGACGCCACCTCGATGCTGCTAAATCGCCTGGTTGGAGGAACTTTTGAAGACGTCGACATCAAGCGCGCGCTCGATCTGCTGAGTGTGCCGTCGGAAGACAAGTTTGCCGTCTCGCAGCAGCTCAAGACAATCGATCCCGGCTGGTTCTTCGCCTTCGGGCGCGCGATCTCAAAGGAACGGCTGCTGTTCAAGGTTGGCCAAGTCGAGACGCCTCACCCCCAGGCGGGTTCGGCAAAGCATGCCGCGGAACCTCCTCCGGCTCCGGAGAAGATCCGCGGACTGCTTCCCCAGCTCGCCGACCTGCCGCAGGCGGCTGAAGAAAAGGCGCGCACTATCGCCGAGTTGCAGCGCGAGCTGCGCACCACGCGGGCCCAGCTTGTCGCCAAAGAGCGCGAAAAGCCCATGACGCCGGCGGCGGTGGTATCGGAGCGGGCGATCGACGCAGCGGTCCGCAAAAGCTCCGCCGCATTCGAGCGCACCGTCAAAAAGCTTCGCCAGGCGCTGGAGGAGGCAATGAAAATCATCGTTGCGGTGACGGCAACGGGCTTCGAGGGCACGGCTGTCAATTCAGGCGACGTTAAGGCCGTCATGGAAAAAGCGGCCGAGCAGATCGCACGCATTGCAGAGAGCAGAATCAACGCCCGCAATGCCGAGTTCGAGCGGCTCAAGAAAGAAGCGGACAGGCTCGCGAAACGGCTGAAGGCAATCCTCGAGAACGAGGAAGAGATAAAAGTTGAACTGGACGTAAAGCGAAACGAACCGTTCACAATTCGACCGCCCCAGCTCTCTCCGAGGGCCGCCGTTTCGAAGGCGATCTCCACCGAAAGCAATAACGGAGAAGTTAACCTGAGCCGCCCCCAACTTGCTCTGGTTCGGGCTCTCGCGGAGGCCGAGGCTGTCGGCCGCTCGCCGATCGGACGCAGCTGGCTGGCCTTTCTTGCGGGCGTTTCTCCGCTCTCGAGCGGCTTTGAAAAGAACGTCTCGACGCTGCGAACCACCGGTTATGTTGACTACGGCGGGGCCGGGACGGTGCAGCTAACGGAGCAGGGCCGCGCGATCGCGCCGGCCATTGACTCGCCGGTTACTACCGACGAACTGCTGGAGCGCGTCTGCCGTTTGCTCTCCAATCCGCAGGCGGTACTGCTGCGGATACTGCACAATCACTTCCCGGGCAGCTTCTCACGTGAGAAACTGGCAGAGCTTGCCCAAGTCTCACCACTCAGCTCCGGCTACGAGAAGAACGTTTCCACGCTCTCGAGCCGCGAGCTGGTGACGTATCCCGACCGCGGCCTGGTGCGCGCGGCCGATTGGCTGTTCCTGGAGGCTAGGTGATGGCTCTAAGCCGAAAAGAGCGGTTACGAAAGCGGGAACGCTTCGAGCAGCGTCAGGCGAGGCGCACGCGGCGGAGTGCCGCGGAACAGCACGAACTCGATCAGCAAGCAGATCTTTTGCGGGCGCTTCCTGAAGAGGAGCAGCAGGTGTTGGTCGGGCTTTGCGCCATCGCCAGTAACCTCCCAGGAAAGCAAAAAACCATCCGGTATCCAACTCCGAAAATGTTTAAGTATTGGGGCATCACGGATCTCGATCAAAAAAGGGTCATATACCTCCTCTGGTTTCTGGGCCTGTTCGAAGGGGAATGCGACGAATCGATCAAGCGAGCCTTCGGAAAGGTCTACTGGATCCAAATCAGCGGAGTGTGCGAGGCCATTGGCCTGGGGCCGGAATCCTCGCACTTTTTGAAGGTACTCGAAGCCCTCGATGTTCCGGGTCTTAAATACACCTGCGAGTTTGCCGGAGAACTCGAGGAACGCGAGCGGATACCATTCGCATTCAATTTTGAGGTCGAGGCCCAGCCTTCTGAGGGGCCGAGCCAGGAGCAATTGACATAAGCGCGAAGCCACAACGCGAATCAGCCACGTTCCCAACCCCAAAAGGGATGTGGCGTCCCGGCATGCCCGCGTCGAGTCGCGTGTTGCGCTTCCCTAACCTCTTCTATGAGTTCCGGGGAGCTGAGTACACTACGCACAAACGCACGCGCTGCCGGCGACCGGCCGCTAAGGACAGGCAGCGTGATTCTGATGTGGCGCACGCTTTGATTACACTTGATGCGATTCCCCAGGATGGCGGCCACAAGTTCCGGTCGCAAGCGCAACCGCTTCTCCAGGAAGTGGCCTTTGCGTTAGGCCAGAAGTCAGCGGAGTCGGCTTGCCGGCTTTTGCATCGCCCCGGCAGGAGCTTTATAGAGGTCAAGGCAACCAAACACCGCCTCAGTTATCGGATGGGGATCCCGGAGAAGGGTGCTGCATCGCGCACCTACGAGAAGCAGTACTTTCAGGCGCCCAGTGCACGCGAAGCCGTTAAGAACGCGGAGCTGGCGGAGTTTCTGGGCAATGACGTAAATAAGCTTTCCAAGGTCAACTTCGTCAAGTTTTTTGAAATTACGCATCACAGGCTCTCCCCGCTCAATCGTACCGACCGTGCAGTCTATGACTTTCTGTGTGAATCGGGCCTGTATTTACAGGACAAATCCGGTAAGCGGTGGAAGTCCGGAAGCGTCCAGCTCACGCAGGAATTCATTGGCAGCAGGATAGGCCGTCACCGTGACACCGTGCGCCGATCGTTGCGCCGCATGGCCCTTGAGTGGACCGATCGTCCGCCGAAGGACTCCGGCCGCTTACCGACAACGTATAAAGGCATGGGACTGTTCAAAATGATTGGGAAGCCCGGTGCCTGGATGAAGTACGGCAAGCCGGTTCCCAAGGGCACGGAAGGCGCCGTGTGGCAGCAGGACGAGTCAAATGAGTACATCGGCATCTGTGAGTGGGCTGAGACCGAGAAGGAGCGCTACGATCGCGCGATGGAGGCCATCAGGGCCACGCGCAGCGAGTGGGCGAAGGTAATGGACCCGATCTTCGCGCAGACGCGCCTGGAATGGCTGGAAGAGGGCAAGCAGTTGAAAACTTTTCAGCAGGAGTGCTGCCGGCGCATGGCCGAGGCCGGCATTCCCGAGAAAATCCTCGAGCGAGTATTTCCCCGCCCTCCAGACTGACAATTCCTTCCAAAATAGCTGAAAACTGAGCACGGCGGGGGGCGAGGTGTCTCCGGCCGTTTTTTTGTGCGCACGCGGGAAACACTGCTACTTCGCAAGTTGGCTCTTTGGCGAGTGCGAACTTGAGCTAGCACCGGCGGAAAACGCGAATACGAACAAATAGCGAAAGATCCTCCGGGCCAACAACGACGGCTCAAAAGTGCGAACTGGAGTTCGCAGTAAGTATCCACAGGAGAGGAAAACCATTGTGGGTCGTTGATTGAAAACAACATGGTCACTTGATCAAAAACGACACCAGGTTGACGAGAACCAACACTCACCTATGCAAAAAGCTGCAATTAGTATTTAGGTTCATTCTTACGGCCTTATTGATATATAGACGCGGCCGTTGATTTCCGCTGTGGAGATCTCGGATAACTACTTAAAGGAGGCCGGCGAACAACACGCCGGCAATAACAACTCCTCGACATCAGCTTTCAAAAACGGCGACAATGGATCTCGCATAGAATTTTCTAAACTTCTCCCAACTAAGGGAGAAGTGCATTTACACTGCCAACCGAACTGCCGAACCATGCGACTAAGTACTTTTACCTATTGTTTTTTCAGAGTACCTTGGAGCAGAGTAGATGATGTTTCCAGTCCAAGCAGTAGCCTCCAGCGCCCGGGCTCGCCAAGGGCTGCACCCCAAACACTATGAGCAATCGTGTACCTGCAGCGCATTCATGCGCAAGTGTATCAGTGTATGGGCCGAACACTCCCAGTTCGCGTGAGGCGGATTATCTCGTCCTGCGTGCCGTCGCGCGTTCCTACGTTGCCGAAGGTCTTGCCATGTGGATCGACCGAGCTAATGCGATTCGCATGCTCTTCAAGCGGGCACTTGCGATTCGCGATCAGAGCTGTCGTTGCGGCCAGCTGGTGATGGAAGCTTACATCGAGGGCCGTCATTGGGCGGTCGCTATCGTAGAGGCGTGGGCACTACGGGCGACGATCAGTGACTGATCCAGACTATATTGTCTGCGATCTGAAAATCTGCGAACTGTGCGGCGTGAACTTTACACGCGAGAGCGGTGATCAGTCCGCGGTATGTCCGCGCTGTCAGCCGAATGCCTCAGCGATTCTACCAAGCAAAGACAACCTCCAGCGACAACGTCTAGCCCTGCATTCCGAGCTCGTCCACCGATTGCGCACCTGCGATAGCATCGGCCCGTACGAGCAAGCGTTAGCCCAGCAGCTCGAACAGATTGATCAGCGCCTAAAGATCGCGGTCGAAAGCTTTCTGTCTCAGGGCATTTCAAAAAGAAATTTAAGAAGCGTGCCGATCAGGCCAAGGCGACCGTGTACCGAACCCGGTTGCGATGAACTGTCTGACTGCGGTCTCTGTGCGGCGCACCGAAGAGAGCGTGATCGACGGCGAGCAAGCTCCTCGGAGCGCGGCTACGATCGAAGGTGGCAGCAGGCCGCTTCTGGGTATTTTGCACGGCATCCCGTGTGTGAGTCTGATCGGGGCTGCACGCGGCCGGCGACGGTAAGACATCACATCAGACGCCTGGTCGACGGTGGAGCGAAGTACGACGAGCGCAATCTGCAGCCGCTCTGTGATGAGTGTCACAATAAGCTAGGCGGTCGAGGGGGTCGAGGTTAAGAACCCAGGGGGGCTCGATTTCCTTTTGCGCCCACGCTCGTAGACCGCCCGTCCAAGAAAATCCCCATATCCGCAAAATTCCACTTTTTTTTGCAAAAAGTCCTTCCGGGCCGCCGAAGGCAGCCGATGGCCAACCTGCCACCTGCCAGACGCGGCCCGGGACGGGCGATTACTGCACTATAACGTCGTAATTCCTTATGGCACGACCGCGCACCCCAACATCGCAACTCGAAGCGTCCGGAGCCTTTGATCACGATCCGCAGCGCCGCGCCGCGCGCGAGAACGAACCGGTTCCCTCTGGTCCCCTCGGCGATCCTCCAGCGCACCTGACGCGCGTGCAGCAGGTTGTATGGCGCGAGCTCGCAGCACAGGTTCCCGCCGGCGTGTTGACCATTGCCGATCGCATGTTGGTGGAAATCTATTGCAGCCTTGTGGCTCGTCATCGCGGCGGCGATCCCGGCCCCGACGAAGAACCGAATCCGCCGGAAGTTCTCAAGTCCGGCGAGTACAACCTGATCATTTCTATTTTGTCTCGCATGGGCTTGACGCCGAGTGATCGCAGCCGCGTAGATGCTCCCACGGATCCCAAACGACGCGCGAAGGATACCTTTGCGCAGCTAGCTTCGACTCCACGTGGCTCCCACGTCAAGCAGTGAGCGCGATTACCTCGCCATCGCGAGCAGCTATGCGCGCGACGTCATCAGCGGCAAGATTCCGGCGTGCAAGCAGGTCGTTCAGGCCTGCAAAAGGCACTTTAAGGACTTGCAGCGCTCGGCCGCGGCGGTCTCCCAGGCGGATCCAAAGTTCGAGTTTTATCTCGATGCGGATTCTGCCGTACGGGTGTGCCAGTTTTTGGAGGCGCTCCCGCACGTCAAGGGCAAGTGGGCGCTCAAAAAAGAGATGCTGCGCCTCGATCCCTGGCAGGTGTTCATTTTTGTTTCGCTCTTCGGGTGGGTCGAGCGCGCGGATCCAACCAGGTATCGTTTCCGCGAGGCGTATATCTGCGTTCCCCGCAAGAACGGCAAGTCATTCAAGGCGGCCGGTACCGGGCTTTATAAGTTTGCGGCCGACGGGGAGTACTGCAGCGAAGTTTATTTTGGCGCGACCAGCGAGGAGCAGGCCAAGCGCGTCGGCTTCAAACCGGCGCGGGCCATGGCCGTGAAGTCTCCGGCACTGTGCAAGGCTTTCGGCATCAAGGTCAACGTCCACAACCTGGTCAGGCTCGAGGACGGATCGATTCTCAAGCCTGTCATAGCGCGTCCGGGGGATGGCGACTCGCCGAGCTGCGCCATCATCGACGAGTATCACGAGCATCCGACCCCCGAGCTTTACGACACTATGAAGACGGGCATGGGCGCGCGTGAGAATCCGCTCCTGCTCGTCATCACCACCGCCGGCAGCAATCGCGGCGGTCCCTGTTTTCTGTTGCAGAAGGACGTTGAGGCCATCCTTGCCGGCACCATCGTCAACGAGCGGCTCTTTGGCATCATCTACACCATCGACCCCGAAGACGATTGGACGTCGGATGCCGCACTCGTCAAGGCCAATCCCAATTTTGGAATATCGATCGATCCTGAGTTTTTGCGCAACGAGCAGCACGCCGCGCGGCAGTCGGCGCGAAAGCAGAACATTTTCAAAACCAAGTACCTAAACATCTGGGTCAACGCTGCCGTCGCCTGGATGAACATGGAGAAGTGGAAGGCGCTCTCCGATCCGGCCCTTCTGCTCGAGCAGTTTGCCGGCGAGCCGTGTCTCATTGCGCTCGACCTGGCGAGCGAGATAGATATTGCTTCCAAGGTGTATCTTTTCTCGCGCGAGCTACAAGAAAAGCAGCATTTTTATTGCTTCTGCAAGCATTACCTCAATCAGCAAGCTATTGAGGAAGGCCGCGGAGAACACTATGCCGCGTGGGCGGAAGATGGTTGGCTGACCGCTACGCCGGGCAACGTAACCGATTATCCGATGATCTGCGACGACCTAATCGACGACTCCGAAAAGCACTTAGTGAGGGAAGTCCCTCACGATCCTTATCACGGCGCGCCGCTCGTACAGTTCGTACAAAAGGATCCGCGCTGGGATCAGTCCATCGAGTTCGTCAAGATCACGCAGAACGTCCAAAACCTTTCGCCGGCGATGAAGCAGCTCGAGGCGCTCGTTCTGGACGGGCGCCTGCACCATGACGGGGATCCCGTGCTCGAGTGGATGATCTCCAACGTGGTTGCTCGGACGATTTCCAAAGACAACATCGTGCCGGACAAAGAGAGCCCTGAGCGCAAGATTGATGCCGCGGTGGCGCTGCTGATGGATATCTCGCGGGCCTCGACGCTCAATGTCTCCGCGCAGAGTCTGCCGGCCGTTTCCATCTTATGAGCGAACAAAAACCTGACGCACCGCCGCCCGAGCGATCCACTTTGCCCAATGTGCTGCTCGTTGCCGGAGCCGCCGCCATTATCGTCGGCATCGCCATGTTCAAGCTCGGCGCAGGTGTCATTGCCCTGGGAGTATTTCTCGTTCTTGGAGCCCTCGCCTCGACCGCTGGGAAGTCCCAAGCAGCGCAACTAGACAAACTAAAGAAATCCCTTAACCAGTGAACCTCATCAGCTCGCTCGTCAGCAACATTCGCGCCCTCACCATGGAAGACCCGGCGCAACCGCTGCAGCCCTACAGCGTGTTGATGGATATGCTCGGCATGACCATCACCGACAGCGGCCTGCTGGTCAACGAGAAGACAGCGCTTCGCCAGACCACGGTGCTGCGCTGCGTCCTGGCAATCTCCCAGGGACTTTCCTCGCTCCCTCTCGTGGTCTATCAGCGCGACGGCAAGCGCAAGCGGCCGGCAGCCGATCACCGGCTCTACCCGCTGCTGCACGACGAGCCGAATAAGCAGATGTCGTCCATCGTCATGCGGGAAGGGCTTGAGGCGCAGCGCCAGTTGTGGGGCAACTCCTACTCTGGGCTGCAACGTGACAAGGCCGGGCGAGTCGTGGCCCTCTGGCCGCTGCCCTCGGACCGCACCAATCCCGAGCGCGTTAACGGAGAGCTGCGCTACGTCACCACCGCCACGCCCAACGGCGCGCAACGCTACATCCAGCCAAAGGACATGCTGCACATTCCGGGGTTGGCCTTCGATGGCATCACCGGCATCTCGCCCATCGGCCTCGCCAAGCAGACGGTGGGCCGCGCCCTCGCCATGGAGCGTTTCGGGGCGCAGTTCTTCGGCAACGGTATCCGCCCGAGCGGCGCCTTTGTCATCCCGGGCTCGCTCAAGCCCGAGCAGAAAGACAACCTTCGCCAGACGTTGCAGTCCGCCACGAGCGGGGCCAACGCCCAGCGGCCGCTGCTGCTGGAAAACGGCTTAGAGTGGAAACCGTTTTCGATTAATCCCGACGAGGCGCAGTTCGTCGACGCGATGAAGTTCAGCGTCTCGGAGATAGCGCGCATTTTTGGCGTGCCGTTGCATCTGGTGCAGGATCTCGAGCGGGCTACCAATAACAACATTGAGCAGCAGGCGCTCGAATTCATCATGTATCGCCTCCGGCCCGATGCGGTTCGCACTGAGCAGGAACTCAACCGCAAGCTCTTTCTTGGGAGCGATTTTTTCTGTGAACACTCGATGTCGGCGCTGCTGCGCGGCGACTTCAAGACGCGCATGGAAGGCTACGCCACTCTGTTTCAGACCGGGGCGCTCTCGCCCAATATGGTCTGCGAGCTCGAGGATTGGAACCCCATCCCGGCCAAAGAGGGTGGAGATCTGCGCTTCGTGCCCATGAACATGATTCCCCTGGTCGGAGTGCAGCAAGGCCTCAGCGAGCAGGTTACTCCCTCCGGGACGGACGGTGGCGGAAGTGGCACCCCTGACGACCCGAACGATCCAGATGAGGGCGGTGACAACGACCAGGGCACGGGCGGCAATAGAGACCCAAACGGCGCCATTCGCCGCGAGCGCGTCTTCACCGGCTGCCGGCACATCTTTCGCGATGCGGTTCAGCGCACCATCAGCCGCGCGCGGCGGGACAAAGAGACTGTTACGAAGATCTGGCAGCCAGTTGTGGGTGTTGCCGCACAGATGGTGGCCCTTTGCTTGGCAGGTGTAGCCAAGCTGCCGCAGGCTGCACAGCAGTTCAGCGACGGCTACGCGGGCCATATTTGGACTCGCGCCCAAGCCTGGAAGTTGGAAAAAGCTGTGGATATCACGGAAAACGAGTTGGCGAGTGCTTATGAGGCCCTTTGTGAGCATGTGCTCGCCGGAGGAAATAGATGAAGGGTGATCCGAAAGTCATGGCCGGCCTGCAGGAGTCCATCGACCTCGAATTGTCGCTGTGCCTGCAATACATGCTCGACTGGCGCAACGTGAAACGCTGCGGCCTCAGCATCAAGAAGGGGCTCTATAAACTTCACGAGCAGTCGGAGAAGCACGCGCAAAGCCTCATTAGTCGGCTGCTATTTCTCGATGGTGTCCCGCTCTCCGCTCCGGCTCAAGCTAAAACACATATCGATATTGGCGACATCCTCTCGGACGCCACCGCGGCCGAGATGGCTATTGTCGCGCGTTATGCCGAGCTCGCCCGCCAGGCCTTTGACGCCGGCGATATGTCGAACTTTCATCTCTATCAGCACCTCGCAAAGTGGCACCGCGAGGGCGACAAGAAGTTCATCGGGCATCTCGCCTGGCTGCAAAAGCAGAACTGGCAGTTGAAAGAATTCGGCGAGACAGATTATGAAGAAGTGAAGGCCTGACCACCCAAATCCAACGAAACGGAAGCCATCATGTCACTACTGAGTCCGCAGAGTGCTGCAAAGCCGAAGCCCATCTTCGCCGCCGCCAAAAAGGCGAACGTGCTCGAGCTGTGCGTCTATAACGAGATTGGCCAGAACTGGTGCTGCGACGACGGGGTCACTCCCGCCTCCGTGCAACAGGCGCTCAAAGACGCCGGCAAGGTCGACTCCATCACCGTGCGCATCAACTCGCCGGGCGGCGCTTCGTTCGTCGGCGTCGCCATCCACAACATTCTTCGTCAGCAGGGCGTCCCGGTCAGCGTCATCGTTGAGGGCATCGCCGCGTCGGCAGCCTTCACCGTTGCCATGGCCGGCGACACGATACAAGTATGCGACGGCGCCATGATGATGCTGCACAACGCCTGGTCCTGTGCGGTGGGCGATGCTAACGCGATGCGTGAGATGGCCGACCTTCTCGACAAGGTCAGCGGCACCATGCGCGACCTCTATGCCAAGCGCTCCGGGCTTTCCGCGGGCGAAGTTTCCGCGCTCATGGATGACACTACCTGGCTCACCCCGCAAGAGGCTGTTGAAAAGGGCTTTGCCACTGCGCTCCTCAAAACCACTCCCGAAAAAGCCAACGAGGCCAAGGCTCTGGCCGCGCAGTTCGATCTTGCCAGGTTCTACGGCAAGATTCCTGAGCGCGTCAAGCAGGCAATCGCTGTGCCTCCCGGACCTCCTGGAACTGAAGATGATGCCCAGGTCCCTCCGGGTCCTCCGGGCACTGAAGAGGCCGAGTACGGCATGGTCGATTGCGCCTGCGATTGCTCCAGTTGCAAGCAGGGCGACTGCAGCCATTGCTCAAACGAAGACTGCGACGACGACAACTGCGTGCACGAGGGAGAGACCGACGCAAAAGCCCGGGCGCGGGCTGCGCGGATAGCCACCGCAACAAAAAAAGACACCAAGCGCGTCGATAAGAAAGACCTGCCGAAGAGCTGCTTTGCCTACAGGCCCGACGACAAGAAGGAAAACTGGAAGCTTCCCATCGAGTCTCCCGATCACGACAAAGAGTGGGAGGCCAACCATATCCGCAACGCCATCTCGCGCTGGGGCCAGACTGACATGCCGGACAAAGCCGAAAAAGACAAGGCGCGCGATCGCATCAAGGCTGCGGCCAAGGCCCACGACATCACCGTCGACGAAGACAGCCTGAAAGATAGCGCCGCGCAGCCGGACATCCGGGCGCGCCGCCTGCGCCTGGCCGAACTCGAAGCCGGCCCAAATATTTCTCAGTCGGTCCAGTAGGCCGATAAGTTTGCCATAAGTAAGCCATTTTATGCGGGGCACCCCAGCGTGCACCGTTCGTTTGCCCCGGGTATCCGCCGGACGCGGAGTGCCGGGGGAGCAACTCAGTCACTCGCCTGACGCGATGGCCTGGAGGAGCACCCGCTTCACAGACTGGCGCTGCCCCTCAGCGCCGGGCGCCCCGCGCAATGCGGACGCCTCACGGAGAACCGCAATATGAAACTCGCAGAATTGGTTGAGCAGCGCAACGTCGCTGTCAAAGAGATGCGCTCTTATCTGGAGAAGGGCGACACCGTCAAATTCGACGAAATCGACGCCAAGGTAGTCGAGCTCGACAAGCAGATAGCGGCGCTCAAAAAGCTGGAAGACGCCGAGAAAGTCCAGGCTGCCTTTGCCGACACCAGGCAGCCGCCCATGAGTAACATCGCTCCCCACCTGGTGGACGGAGGCCGCAATGAGGAATGGCAGAAGACCTACTCCAAGGTCTTCTCCAAATATCTCCGCGGAAATATCTCTTCGCTCTCGCCCGAAGAGCAGCAGATCATGCTGGGCACCTGGCGCGATGCTGGTGGCACCCAGATCCGCGCGGCCCAGACGGAAAGCACCACGGGCGGCGGCTACATCATCCCGCAGGGGTTCAGCGGCCAACTCGAAGAGGCCATGAAGTGGTACGGCGGGATCGACGGCATCGTCGACTCCTTCGAGACCGACACCGGCAATCCGCTGCCCTGGCCGACGATCAACGACACCACCAACAAGGGACGCATCCTTGGCCTCAACACCCAGGTCACCGAAACCGATCTGGTCTTCGGACAAATCATGTTCGGAGCGTTCACCTTCTGCTCCGATTCCATCCTCATCCCCATCCAGTTGATGCGCGACTCCTATTTCGACCTGGATAAGGAAGTAGCCAAGCTGCTCGGCATCCGCCTCGGCCGCTTGTTCAACAACAAATTCACCGTCGGCGCCGGCACCACCGAGCCTTTGGGCATTGTCACCGCCGCTCTGAATGCTCCCGGCGGAGGCCTCACCTACACCACGGCCTCCGGTCAGACGTCGACCATCATCGGCGATGATCTGATCAACCTGGAGCACACGGTCGACCCGGCCTATCGTCCGGGAGGCCGCTATATGCTGGCCGATTCCACCCTGAAGGCCATCAAGAAGTTGAAGGATAGCTATGGGCGTTACCTGTGGCTTCCCGGCCTGGCCGCCAACGATCCCAACACGATCAATGGCTACAAATACGTCATCAACCAGGACATGGCGGCGCTCGGAACCAGCGGCTCTCCGGTGACTGGCAATGCCTTCCTGCTGTTCGGCGACATGAGCAAATACAAAGTCCGCCGGGTAGCCGGAGACACCACCGTCATGCGGCTCACCGAGCGCTATGCCGATTACCTGCAGGTCGGCTATCAAGCCTTCCTGCGCGCCGACGCGCAGCTGCTCGATGCCGGCACGCACCCGATCGCCGTGGCTGTGCAGGCAACGTCGTAGAAAGCCAGATTTCAGGCTTTCTGGGGTGAAATTTGGTCCCCGGACGACGCGCAGTTTGTCGTCCGGAATTGTTCTCTCCGGGACCGGCCTTCAGCCGGTTTCTCCCGGGGTCCCCGACGCGGCACCTATCCCCGTCGCGCCGGGGATTCACCTGGCGCCAGCGGCCGGCGCCTGGAAGGCCGTCACCGAATGCCAAAAGAAGATCAAGATGACGCTCTCGCCGCTTATGCGCGCGATCCGCGGCAATATCGCCGCCAGCTGGCCGAGCCCGATGAAGCTCCGGCCGCTGAGGCGGAACCCGAAAAAACTGCTCTGGTGAAAACCACCGGAAAATCTGGCCAGAATGCGCAGCGCGATACGCGCAACGCAAAACGGCGATAGCCTATGGGCTTTCAACTCTTGCAGGCGCCTGCGGTCGAACCGGTCTCGGTAGCCGAGCTGGCAGCACATCTGCGCATCATTCCCTCGGACGAGGACACCAGCACGCCCGCGCTGCTGGCTAGCTATGCGCAGTCCGCGCGCGAGTGGGCTGAAACCTTCACCGCCAGAGCCTTTGTCACCCAGCGTTGGCGCATGTATCTCGACGCCTTTCCCGGCTACATCGATCAGCGCCTCGGCGGCAACATCGTCACCTCGCCCATTGCGATCGGGGCTACCTCGTACATGGCCGGCATCCGCTGGGCAATTGTTCCGCCCTTTCCACCGTGCCAGTCCATCGATGCGCTTAATTATCTCGATCCGGACGCCAATCCGGTCACGATGGTACCGAACGTCGATTACCTCATCGACATCATTTCGAACCCGGCGCGCGTCACGCCGATGTTCGGCAAGTTCTGGCCCATCTCGCGTATCCAGACCAACTCTGTCTGGATCGATTACACCGCCGGCTACGCCAATGCCGCCGTGGTACACATGACGGCTGGCTCTCCCGCGCTCGGCGGCGCCACGTTTCCGGTCGGCAGTCCCAGCCCGGCGGTTGGCCAGGCGCTCTCTGTCATAGGAGCCGGGCCGGGTGGCGCTACGTTGGTCACCACGATCGCCAGCGTCGATGGCGAAGGTAATGCCACCGCTGCGCAGGCCGCGGCTACGGCGGTCACCGGGGCCACCGCCTTCTGGGGCGGCATCTTTCCTGAATCCATTCGCAATGCCATCAAGATGCTCGCCGGCCACTGGTATGAGAACCGCGAAAACAGCGCTGCCGACCAATTGCATGAAGTTCCGATGGACGCCAAGCAGTTGCTCTATCCTTATCGCGACCTGAGGTTATAGTCAGCGCGTTGTCATCCTGAGCGGCGTCGGGGTGACAGAGCGAAGGATCCTTATCCGACCGACGCCGCTCTGGAATTTGAGGGTCTGACTACATGAAAAGGCTCATCGACTGGATCGTCCTCATTCCGGTACTCGGCGCCGCCCTGCTTCTGCCGGCGCGGTTGCCCGCGGCCACAAAAGAGTGCCCCAATATTCCGCTGCCTCAAGTCGAGGCGCAGACCGAGAAGATCTGCGAGACGGCCTACGTTTCGCTCTACGACGCTGTGTTGCACTCGCCGCGCCTGGTTGCTTATGAGTTGACGGCCAAGCACACCCTGGGATGCCTGCCGCGTAAGGCCAATTTTCACAGTGAGGGTCCGAGTGCCAAAGCGAGCGAATACCTCGACAGCGGCTATGACCTCGGGCACATGATGAGCGCCGAAGACGCCAGCTGGCGTGACGATGTTTCTTACGATTCCTTTTCCATGGTCAACGTCGCGCCCCAGCTTGGCGGCCTCAATCGCCAGCAATGGGCGCGGCTGGAAGAGTCCGTCCGGGCCTGGGCCTGGTCACGCGGGGATCTCATCGTCTACGTCGGCCCCATATTTTCAGACAAACCGAAACACCTCGGCAAAGACGTCGCTGTTCCAAGCGCATTCTTCAAAGTCCTGGTCGACAAAAAGAGCGGAGAGGTCCTTGCCTTCGAGATGCCGCAAAAACCGATCAACAAAGGCGACCTGGCGCCATGGATCACGGCGCTCCAGGTCATCGAGAGCGAAGCCGGCATAAAGTTTCCCGGCAGGCAGGCAAGCGACAACGCCCTCTGGCCGCTCGACCTCTCCGGCTGGCGAAAAGCCCACAAGGAGGCCTGCGGAAAATGACGCTTTATCGATCGGATACCTGCCTGGGGGCAAAGCGGCTCAAGATATTTCTCGTGTCCTGGGAGCTGCTTCGGCAGATGTTCACCCCGGGCGAGCATGCCGAGCATTACCGGGTGCTGAGCGCCGCAGTTCCCGCAGACGCCCAGTGCGAGTCCGTTTGCGAATCGCGCGATTATCCCGGCCTGCTGGAGATCACCATTTCGAGCGCTACCTTTCCCGAAGTGCGCCAAGGTCCGATGCTGGGCGGAAACATCTAGTGCTCGTCTCCTGCATCATGCCCACCCACAACCGGCGCGAGATGGTGCCGATTGCCCTGCGCTCCTATCTCGCGCAGGACTGGCCGGAAAAAGAGCTGGTCGTCGTCGATGACGGCCCCGATGTGCTCTGGGACCTCTTTGCCGGGCGCCCAGGTGTGCACTACGTCAGGCTCGCCGGACGCCGTCGCATTGGTGCCAAGCGCAATTTGGCATGCCAAGTGGCACTTGGCGAAGTTATAGTCCATTTCGACTCCGACGACTGGAGCGCTTCAGGCAGGATCCGCGACCAAATCGAGCGCCTGCTCGCTTCCGGCAAGGCGGTCAGCGGTTATCATTCCGGGCTCTTTTACGACCCAGCAAGACGCGAGGCCAGCAAGTATATCTGGGACGGCCATCCGGACCACTACTCACTGGGGACTGCTCTCTGCTACCGCCGGGACTTTTGGCGGCGCAACCAGTTCACCAACTCCGACATGCAGGAAGACAACGACTTCGTCGACGCGGCAAAGGCCGCTCGGCAGCTTGTGTCGGTCGACGGCGGCCAGTTCATCGTTGCCCGCATCCATGCCGGCAACACCTGCAATCATGTGCCGCTGCGCTGGCCCGTGGTGCCGATCGAGGAGATTCCGGACGCCTTCCTGGAGGCCTGTGGCGCGTATTAACGTCTGCACTAACCTCACCAACGGAGTCGGGCTGCAGCGGGATTACGAGATGCTGCGCGCGGAGCTGGAAAAGCGCGGCTACGAAGTCAACGGCATCATGTGGAACGCCAAGGAGGCGCCGCGCGCGGACCTGAATATCTTTATTGAGCTCCTGAACCTTGGCATATTCCAGCGTGCTCCTCGCCAGTGGGCGATCCCGAATCCCGAGTGGTGGTTCGCCGGGTGGGACGTTAATCTGCCACAGATCGAGTCAGTCCTTTGTAAGACCCACGACTGCGAGCGAATCTTTCGCGGCAAAGGACCGAAGACCCGATATATCGGCTGGCAGGCGCGCGATCTGTACCGCCCGGAAATCCAGCGCGAACGCAAAGTTCTGCACCTGGCCGGAAAGTCACATGCCAAGAACACCGAGGCCGTCGTCGAATGTTGGCGGAGGTACTCGCCAGAGATAGACCTCACCGTCGTGTCAGAGCATTTTGTGGGCGTCGGCTCGAGAACGAGTTCATATCGGCGCGTCACCGAAGAGCAACTGACGTTGTTTCTGAACTCGCACCTGTTTCACCTTTTGCCATCAGCCTACGAAGGCTACGGCCACGCCATTCACGAGGCGCAGGCGGTCGGGGCGATCCTGATGACCACCGACGCCGCCCCGATGGACGAAGCCGGCGCTCCGGTGCGTCTTCCCTCCTGTCGCAGAAGGAATGCTAACCATGCGCCCTACTTCGATGTGAGCCCGGAGGCTATCCGAGATGGTATTGAGCGCGCGCTTGCCATGAGCGAAGAGGAAATCAGGTTAGCGAGCGAGGCGGCCAGGGCGAAGTACGAGGCTGATTGCGCGGAGTTCCAAGCGTCACTGAATGAATTGTTCGGCAAAGCGATTGAGCTAAGGGCAGCGACGGCATGAACCACGGCGAGATCGTAGTCTCCATGGCCGCGAGCCGGTCCGCTGGGCTGATGCGAACCTATGTCGAGCAGTTGGTTAATGCCGGCGTTGCCGTGAATATCGAGCCGATGCCGAAAGAATGGGCCAATAACAATCTTGGCGACCTCGGTCAGCGGGTAGCCTCGCAGCGGCGCACTCTCGAGCACCTTTCCGGATTCAACAAGATCATCATCGCGGATGCCTGGGACGTTTTATTCTACGGGCTCCGGGAGGAGTTGGTGGCGAAAGTGCCCGACCGCGGCGTGCTGTTTTCCGCTGAGCGCGTCTGCTGGCCGGAACCGGAACTATCGTTCGGCTTTCCCGACACTGGCAACGCCTGGCGCTACGTCAACGCTGGCCTCATGGCTGGCACGCATCGCGCGATGTCCGAGTGGCTTGAATGCTTGGTTGCGAGCCTTCCGGAACACGGCAGCTTTGTAGACCAGCGTTTACTGAACAGGCTTCGCTCCGAGAACAGCCCGCTTGCTCCCATCGACAGCCAGACGAAGTTGTTCTACACGATGACGCAGGAACACGGCGAGCTGGAGAGGCGCGACGGACGACCGTTCAACAGGGTGAGCGGCCAATATCCGAACTTCATTCACTTCTGCGCGAAGACAGATCCGGCCCCGTTCCTGGAGATGATGAAAAAGTCGTGACGCTCACCAGAAGGTGACAGACAAATGAAGCCCGACATCGTAGTGGTGCCGACCTTTTCCCGGCCCGAGTATCTCTGGCTCTGCCTCGAAAGAATCGCCGCGTGCCCTGAGAGCCGAATGCTCGACATCTGCGTGTACGTCGACAACCACGAGAACCGGGTGCCCGCTCCGAAAGACGAGATCGAAAGAGTAACGACGAAATGTCCAGGCCTCTCGATCTACCTTCTGACTCGCGCTCCGCACAGATTTATCGGCAACAGCTTCAATGTCCTCGAGGCCTACAGAGAGGCCTACGGCACGGGCTGTGAATACGTCTTCCAGGTAGAAGACGACGTCATGGTCACGCCCGATTTCTTCACTTGGCATTATCGCGTGCAGAGGTCCGGAAGATGGTTTTGCTCAGTCGGCTGCAAGAGCCCGAGAGTCCCGCCGCCTGAAGGCGCGGACGACTTCTACGGCACCGTGGATTTCTGCTCCTATGGGGTCTGCTTCCCGCGAAACGCCCTCGCGACAGTCATCCAGCACGCGCGCCCGGAGTACTACGGCAACATGGACGGCTATATCGGGAGCAACTTTCCCGATCTCGGCTTCGCTGGGCGATTCACCGAGCAGGACGGCCTTATACATCGCCTGGTGAAGATGAGCGGACTACCTTCGGCATGGCCAGTTAAACCGCGCTCATGCCATTGCGGCTACTATGGCTATCACCGCGGCAAGGGACTCAGGCCGGAAGGCACTCTCGAACAGCGCTACGAGCAGGTAAAGAAGATTATCGCGAGCGCCGACGAACTTCGTCGCAACTCCCGCGATTACGACGACCTCGAAGCCCTAGACGATGAAATCATTGCAGGCCGATAGATGAGCACTCGCTGGACCGGAGCCGGCCGGCGCCGCCACCTGATCAACATCATGCAGCCCTCTGCCACGCAGAGCAGCTTCGGGGATCTCACGCCGGCGACCGTGCCTTTTGCCTCCGGCGTTTGGGCAGAGATCAGTGAGGTGCAGGACCGCGAGCTTTACCGGACGCAACAGTTCGTCTCCGAAGTTACGCACCGCATGAACATCCGCTACATCGCCGGAGTCGTGCCCAAGATGCAGGTTGTTTTTCAGGGGCGCACATTTCAGATTCAAGCCGTCTCCAATCCTGAGATGCGCAACCGAGAATTGAACCTGCTTTGTTTGGAGAGGCAATGAGACTACCGTTCTGGATAAAAGTCGGCCCGCTGGTTCAAGCTCCGGGGGGCATGACGGTCACCATCGGGATTCGGGCTTGGGCAATGCCATTTCTATGGGCCTGGGCGTTTTTCCGGGTTGTGCGCCAGCGGTTTTGTCAGGGGCGCAGCTAGATGGCCGAAGAGATCGAGGTTCGTGGCCTTGCTGAGTTGCAGACCACGCTGCTCAACATGCCGATTAACGCCTCCCGGATCGCCATGCGCGAAGCGCTTATCGCCGGCGGCACCGTCTTCCTCGACGAGATTGAGGCCACCATCCCCAGGCTGACCGGCGAGCTCGCCGGCGACATGGTCATCGTCGCCAAAGTGGGCAGCGATCTCTCCAAGAATTTCTGTGAAGTCGGCCCCGCTTATATTCCTGGAAGAACCAAGGACAGCGAAGACGATCCGGGAGTCTTCATAAAGTTTCTGGAATTTGGCCACCGCAGCCCGTCGGGCAAAAATGGTAAGAGCAAAGGCACGATGATCCCGCCCCATCCCCTCATGCGTCCAGCTTTCGCCGCTGGCGCGGACCGTGCGCTGCAGGCTTTTGTCGAGGTTATTCGGGCGCTGCTGGGGCCGTGCGTTACGGGCACCGGCACGAGCTCCGCCGCGCTGCCCGACGGCGGGATTTCCGCTAATATGGGAGGCCGATCTGCGAGTGCAAGGGACGCCAAAGCTGGCCGAAGCGCGACGCGCAAGTCCCTCTCTGCTAAGCAGGCCTGGTCCGACTATGTAAAGCAGCACACGCCCGGCGGCGAGACGTGGCAGTCATTCCGCTCAAAGCGAGGCGTGTAAGTGATTCAAGACGGTCTGGCGCTGCGACTATCGAACGATGCCGGCGTCAAGGCTGTCGTTGGTCTGCCCGCGTCACGCACCTCAGCTGACAGTCCCGATGGCGACAACGGCGTCTTCCCCGTGCAGGCCCCGGAGGCGGCGGTCACGCCGTACCTGGTTTACAACGTCATCACCGGCACAGAGGAATGCACGCTCCAAGGCGCGAGCGGCTTTAGCATGCTGCGCCTCCAGGTCGACTGCTATGGCGGTAACTATGGGGCGGCACAGGCGCTCGCGCTCGCCGTGCGCAACTGCCTCAAAAGCTTTAGCGGGGCGCTGACCGATTCTGCCGAGACCAACGTCTCAGGGATATTCCCGCTTGGGCCGCCCATCGATTTCTTTGAAGACGTGCCCCTCGAATACCGCCTCATGCTCGAATTCGAAGTTTGGTACCAACAGTGAGCCATCAGCCGGAGGGCAATCTTTCGCCCGTACCCGGCTGAGGCGAACATCAGCCTCTAAGGAGAAGCACCATGCCAGGATCAGGTTCCAGCGGGCCGTTCATCGGCCTCGGCACACAATTGCAATATGGCAACGGAGGCTCGCCGGAGACCTTCACCACCGTCGCCCTGCTCAAAACCGTCCAGAAGTCGGGCGCCAAAGCCGGCACCGAAGATGTCACGACTATGGACAACATCGATGGCAAGCAGCGCTTTATAGGTACGCTGATTGACGAGGGAGAATACAGCCTCGCAGGCATCTTCTCCGCCAACGACACTACTCAGGCCGAGCTGGAGTCGATCTTTCAGTCGCGCCTCGCCAACGACTTCAAGATCGTGTTGCCACCATTCGGGACCTACGCCACCAGCCTGGGCAATTGGGCCTTCTCTGCCATCATCACCGGCATTGACATCGAGCTGCAGCATGACAAAGCCTCGACCATCTCTATCAAGCTGAAGGTCTCGGGCGGCGTCACCTGGACCGCCGGCAGCTAGAGCCATCAGCCGGCGACGCATGTTGCTTGCGCTTTGCGCTCGCGTTTGCGAGCGAAGAATCGAGAATCCCAATCGCGGCCGTCAGGCCGCATCTCTAAACGGGAGACCACACCCGATGTCCACCGCTTTGCAAAATGTGCTCGCCCCGCCAGTGCTCATCACGCTCGGCGGTCGCGAGCTGAAACTCGTCTTCGACTTCAATGCCGTCGCCTTCGTCGAGGAGCAAACCGGCCGCAACCTGCTCGATGAGAGCGGGTGGCAAAAGATCAACGGCTCCGCGCTCTCCATCGTGCTTTGGGCCGCCGCGCTCAAGGAGCAGCCTGAGCTTACGCTGAAAGAAGTCCGCAGCCTCATGCGCGGCAACCAGGTCCCGCTCGTAAGCAGCAAGGTCCTCGAGGCGTGGACTCTGAGCAAGCCCGAGGAAAAGCCAGACCCTACCGGGGCGGCGACCGTCCAACCGAGCGCCGCGTAATAAAGCTGTTGGATCTCTGGGCCATGGCCCGCTTTGACCTGGCGCTGTCGCTTGCCGAGTTTGGCGGCCTCACGCCGCGGCAGTTCGATCGCCTCCTCGATCGCCACGAGCTGCGCGAGCGCCGCGCGTATCTTCGCGCCGGCATCGTCGCAGCCACGGTTGGGAATAGCGCGCCCTTCGGCGATCCCGATCGCAAGGCGCTCTCGCCGCTCGATTTCGTTCCCGGAGGGCGAGAACCGGAAAAGGAAATGGGCCTGGAGGAGCAAATCCGCTTCCTCAAACTTCACTTTGGCTCGGGGCCCCCCGAAGACGCATTCACGTCCTCTGGGGTGCAGCCCACGCCTCTGGGTTTGTCAAAGGGATAACGCGCTGGAAGCCGCGTTACGAATGTAATTTGCAAAGCGCGAGAAACGCGGTACTCTGGACGCCTTCAACTTCCTTCAAGTGCTCAGGAGGAACCCCGTGGAAGCCGTCCTGTTCTTCGCATTTCTGCTCGCTGTGGTAATCGGCTACTATTTCTACTCCAATCTCAACAAGCCCCCGGCCCAGCGCGGTCGCGATGATTTAGTCCGGATAGAAGTTCCCGAGGGGATAGATCCCGCAGCTGCCCGTGCAGAGATAGTTGCTGCGGAGCAGCTATTTCTGGAGCAGTTCAAGGCTGAGATCGATTACAGCTTTCACAGTCGCGTAGCCGGCACCTCGTTTAAGACAAAGGATGGCCACTCCCGGCAAGCGGTCCTGAAGCACTTGAAGCCGATGGACATTCTGCTTCTATCGCGCGAGCCAAACAACAAGTATGACGACAACGCAGTCCTCGTGTTGACCGCCGAAGCCAAGGACATCGGGCATCTGCCGAGAGAGATTGCGGCGGAGATTGCGCCCGAGCTCGATAGCGGGAAGTTATGGATTGCCGCAATATCGGGCGTCGGCCGCCCAAGTGGTGTATCGAGAACGGGAGCCTCGCTCCTGCTGATGCGCCTAAGCGAAGCCGGCATCAAGCGATGGTTCCCGGACGGTGAGCTCCGCGAAATCTGCCGCGGCGATGCGGAGGTGACAACATGAAGCGCCATCGCACAGCAACCCTAGCTGCCGTCCTTATTGTCGTAGCCGTATTTGCGGCATGGCTCACTCTCCAGCGGAGCGCGGAAGCAGCTCGCGCCGAACACGTCCGCCAGGTCGAGCTCAACAATCGGCTTGCCATGGCGGCGGAGCATGCGCGCATGGAGGAAGAACATGCATGCAGCGGGCTCTCGCCGATTAAGCAAAAGCAGTGTGAGGTAAATCAGCTCGAGGCGAAAGCGCGCGTCGCAAAAGCGCAGCTCGATAAAGCAACGGCTGAATATCGGCGGCTCGTGGTTGAAGCGCAGCGAGAGCAACAGAAATATGACTCGGCGTCCCTCTTCGGCAAGCTGCGTATCCGCGTCACCAATTGGCTCAAGTCGCTCTGAGCCACGAAAAGTTTTTAAGCAGGGCAGCCCATAAATGTCTCAAATTAGCGCCGGCACAGTAGTCATCGGGCTTCGCGCGGACCTCGCCACCTTGCAGTCCGACATGGCGAAGGCCAGCTCAACCACCTCTGCCGCCACACGGAAGATGGCCTCCGCCATGAGAGCGAATGTCACCGAAGGCACGCACTCGCTGCGTTTCTTCGGTGAAGCTATGGGCGTTCACGTTTCAAGGCCGATAGCGCGGGTCATCGCCCAGTCAAAATTACTTGGGCCTGCGCTCTCTGCGGCTTTTGGCGGTGCAGCCGCGCTCGCTATCGGCATGATGGTGTGGGAAAAAATTGGCCCCAAGATCAAAGAGGCGACGGACTATCTCGCCGGATGGGGAGAGGCTAACCAGGAGGCTTATAAAGAACAGATCAAGGTCAATGACAGCCTGGCAAAGATGGCCGAAGAGGGGAAAAAGCTCGACGAGCAGTTCAAACGCATCGGACTCTCTTCAATGCAGGTTAAGCAGCTGAACCTCAAAGAGGCTAACGCCGCGCTCGCCGAGCATGAGAAAAAAGTCCGCAAGCTGGGTGACGAATACGCCAAGCTCGCTCGCGAGAAGATGAAGCTTGAGGAGGCCCACGGGGGCGAGCTAGCGTCAACGGGCGCAGAATCTGTCATGCCGATTGGGGGAGAGCTTTCCCCGGAGGCTCAGGGCCGCATTCAGCAGCTTGAAGCGGAGATATCATCACTGGGGGCTGAACTTCTGAACCTTCAGAAGCAAAGTCGCAATGCCGCCAAAGAACTGAAGCTCGCCGAAGCGGAAGAAGGTCGCCGAAATCTGGAAGCCGCGAACGCGGCGGCCAAGCAACTCGGGAAAACCATTGCAACCAGCCTGCAATCCCTCGCGATCCCGGCAAACGACCCTTTTGCGGCTATAACAGAACAAAAAGATAGAGCGCTTGTGTCGTTGGCCAAGAGCTACTTTGAGGCGAGAGAGGCCGCGGTTAAAGCTGGGCAGCCGGTGGCCGATTTGGATGCTCGATATGACCGAGCAACGGCAACGGTCGAAAAAATGACCGCCGCCCTGGTGCGTCAGAAGGCCGCCCTTGAGATACTTGAGACGCGCGGCTCCGTGCTCAAATCATTTGGCATCGAGTTGAGCCCCAAGACGCCGCTAGCACTTCCGCCCTCGATCAGCAGCGCCATTCAGGCGATGCCGCAAGCCGCTATGCCGAAATTGGCCGTCGATCCCGTCGCCCAGGCTATGGCCCGCTTCAATAACTCCACCAAAGAACAGGCTGACTTTCTCAACGACGTGACCAAAAAAACGCTGACCTACAGCCAGGCGCTCGCGGTCGAAAAAGGGAAACTCGATGCACTGGTTGCCGCTCATCTGATTAGCCCGGAGCAAGAGCAGAGAGCGATTCAGGTCTTCACTGAAAGCCTGGACAAGGCCATGAAGAAGAACATGGATTCAGTGGACGGCTTCTTCCAGTATTACATTGATTCCGCGCGCAACACCGGTCGCCAGGCCGCCCAGATCATGCAGCAAGCCTTTAGCGGTTTCGAAAAGAACCTCGCCGACACCATCCTCGGCAAACAAAAGAAAAATGCCTGGTCCGATTACTTCGGAGGCATGGCCAGTAAAACCATGGAGAGCGGCATCCACACCGCCCTGGGCGCTGGTATGAAGGCCCTGGGCCTCGGCGGATTTGGCAAAAAAGACGGCTCCTCTCCAAGCAGAGCCCTCTACGTGCAATTTGCGGGCGCGGCCAGTCTATTGTCCGGAGGCGCTGTCTCGGGAGGCGCCGATAGCATGGCTAAAGCTGGCGGTGGCATTGCCGGCTTTCTCGCCAAGCTCTTCGGCGGAGGCCACGCCGGCGGCGGCGATATCTTTTCCGACCGCTTCTATCTCACCGGGGAAAAGGGCCCCGAATTGGTCGGCGGCATGAATGGCCACGTCTTCTCGAATTCACAATCGCGCTCCATGCTGGGGGGCGGTGGCTCGCCCACCTACTACATTGACGCCAGGGACGCCGATGCCGCGGCCATCGATCAGCGCGTCAATCGTGCGCTCGTGGCCGTCCACGGCTCGGCCATACGCGGCGGCTTCGCCAGCAGCCAGGAGTGGGCCAAGCGCCGCCCCAAGAACGCATAGTTAGAGCGCAAGTTCAGTAATTTGTACAATTCGTATATTTTTTACATTTTGCCGCGTGTGGTAGGTTGGTGGCCATGACTGAGCAGACGAAGCGCTACGTCGAACTGAGTGACCTAGTAAACGTTCACCTCACCTGCAAGCACTGCGGCGCCAGCATCACGCTGCGTCTTCGCAGTCTTTCTGATTCTCCAGTGCCGTTGCCGGCAACCTGTGTGGGCTGCACTACGCCGTGGACTTCAGTAGAGGGTGTGCCAACACACAAGGCCTTGAAAGAATTTGCGGCCGCGCTGGAGATACTCGAGCGCGTGATTGCAAAGCGGCAGGTTAGTCTTCGGATCGAGCTCTCCCCGCAGCCCGATGCCAAATGACCGAACCGCGCTACATCATAGTCGGCAGCTTTGAAGAGCCCACTGAGTTTGCAGTCAGATAGTTCGCAATCATAGATTCAGAAATCATAGAGTTGTCACTTGAGCCGCTCGCAGAGCGGCTTTTCTATTGCTTAATTTCTTGTGCCGTTCGCCTCAGCCGGGTACGCGCCGGCTACCGGCGCTCCGGCTGATGGCTCACTGGTGATCACCGGCACTTTCAACGGCTGGAACATCGTCGCTCTCCCGTCGGCGCCCGGGCTGCGCTCGGTCGATTGGACGATGAACGACTCGGTAGACCCTGAAACCTCGCCGTTTTCGCGGATCACCCAAATTCAGGATTGGATGGCCGACTGGTGGGAAGGCCAAGCCAGCTTTCCCCCGATGCCCCGCTCGCAAGCGGCGGCCGTCATTGCGTGGCTAGGCGAACTGCGCGGCATGGGGGGCGTCTTCTACCTGGGTGACCCTTTGGGCCGCATTCCCCAGGGCATGGCCCAGGGCGTGCCCCTGGTGAACGGGGCGAATGCCTCTGAAGCCACATCGCTACTCACCCGCGGCTGGGCGCCCAGCAAGTTTGGGCTGCTGATGCCCGGCGATTACGTGCAGATCGGCGTGCGCCTCCACCTCGCACTTGATCGCGTCGACAGCGACTCGAGCGGCGGCGCCACCATCAACATCTGGCCGCGGATCCGCGAAGCGCAATCCGACGGCGCCCCCGTGATCGTCAGCAACGCCAAAGGGCTCATGCGCCTCTCCGGCAACGCCCGGAAGTACTCCACCAACGAAACCAGGCTGATTGCTGTGTCGTTCGAGTTTGAGGAGGCCCGTTGAGTGCCTCGCTGGAAACTCGCCATTGCTCGCACTGCGGCGCTGCGGTCACACTGCCTCGCCCCTGGCCGCCCCGGGTGACGTGCTTCTGGTGCGATAAAGAGTTCTCCACCACTGAGGCTGAGCCGAAAAGCAGCCTCTATCACCAGAGCTTGCGGAAGCAGCTTAAATCCATGACCGCCAAACAAGGAGCGAGGTAGCTTGCCCCGCCAGGTCTCGACTGCCGCGGCGGCCCAGCTCGTCGCCAGCTACGTGCGCATGGCTGTTTTTGTCAGCGCTCAGTTTCTCTCGGAAACCAGTTATGTTTGGAGCGGCTTCGGGCCAATCACCACGCCCGCGGGACTGGCGGTACCGGCGCAGACCTGGAAAGGCCTTGGCGCGCTCGGTTCCATCGGCACCATCGCCGAAGACTCTACGCTCACCGCCCAGGGGATCACTATCGGGCTCAGCGGCATCGACCCTGATCTGCTTGGCGACTGCATGGCCGAAGTCCAGCAGGGACTTCCGGTCAACATTTATCTGGTGTTTTTCAACGCCGACGGAACGATCATCGACGGCATCATGTGCTATTCAGGCCGTATGGACCAGCCCTCGTTCGATGAGGGCGTCGATAAGTGCACGATCACCATTGCCTGCGAGAACCGCCTCAGCGACCTGCAGCGGGCCTCGCAGCGGCGCTATACCTACCAGGACCAGGCGCAGCGCTATCCCGCCGACAAGGGTTTGCGGTACATCGCTCAGAGCCAGGACTGGAACGGAGGCTGGGGGCAAGGTTCAGACTGGTCCAACGCGGTTGTCGCTGCGACTTCAGCCTTCGCCGGGCCATGGGCCGGCATCGGCGGCGGCAGATAGCCGTGAGGTGCCTCTGGTATGACCACGTGCACTACGAGGGCATTCACCTTGGCCCCATCGGCCCGAGCGATCTCTTCTTGCTGCGCGCGGCTCGCGTTAGCTGGCCCGAACTCGAAGCTGTAGTGAAAGGCGAAGCGCCGCCGGAGGCGCACAGTACCGGCCGCATCTGGGACCGCCCCTAAATCGAACGCTCGGCATCTGAAACCTGAAATCGAAACTCTGCAATGGCTCTCAAGCGTGCTGATGATTGGCCGGAGCGCCTTCACGAGGCGATCCAGGCGCAGCGCCGTTTGCCCTTTGCCTGGGGCTCGCACGACTGCGCTCTCTTTGTTGCCGACTGCATCTGGGCGATGACCGGAACGGATCTGGCGGCCGACTACCGCGGCAAATACACCGACGAGGCCGGAGCCGCGGCAACCATCAAGCAAGTAACCGGCGGCTCGACTGTCGAAGACGTCGCCATCAAAGCGGCGAAAGATCACGGGCTTGCCGAGATCTCGCCCAAGCTGGCACAGCGCGGCGACATGCTTTTGTTTGACCTGGCGGGCGGCCCGACTTTGGCGATCGTGAACCTCGACGGCGTCCACGCCCTGGCCGTTTCCCCCAAGGGCCTCACGCGCCTGCGCACGCTCGACGCCAAACGCGCCTGGCGCACATCGTGACGTTCATTTGCTCTATGCATTCTTATTCAGGACAAATTCTATATAGGGGTCCCCAACGGGGCTCGGCTCGTTGGGGTGACTGATGCCGCAAGCGATCGAAGGCGTCGGCCTGGCCCTCGGCATGGGCGTAGCTGCCTTTCTCGACCCCGCACTGATCCCGTTTCTTATTCAGATTGCGCCCGAGGTCCTCAGCATCAGCGCCGCGCTGGTGCTGGAGGGCATTGCCAGCCTTCTTCGCTCGCCGGTCGGCACCACGGTTGCCATCCGCCAGCCGCAGGCATACCGCACGGCCGTCTACGGTCGCGCCCGCATGGGGGGCACCTTCTTCCCCGTCGCGACGACAGATGGCGCAGGCACCATGCATCTGATCGTCATCCACTGCGATGGCCCGGTCGAGGGCTGCAATGGCCTCTATTTCGACGGCCGCCAGGTCTTTGTCAACGAGAGCGGCGACTCCATCGACGCCACTTACTATGACAACGAAGGCAACGCCTATAACTTTCACAGTAAAGTGCATTGGGAGTTTTTCGACGGCACCCAGACCACGGCGTGCGCCACGCTGGTCGCGGCCAACGTCGGCTGGGACGCCTCCTGCGTCCTCAACGGCATCTGTTATAGCTACCTGCGTTTGCAGTACGACGTCGGAATCTTTCTCAGCGGCATCCCGGGGATCCGCGCCGACATCGTCGGCAAGAACGATATCTACGATCCACGCACCGGCCTAACCGGCTACACCGAAAACTGGGCGCTCTGCGTCGCCGATTTCCTCTGTCACAACCCGGACAGCTACGGTCTGGGCTGCAACTATTCCAGCGAAATAGATCAGGATCAGCTCATCGCCGCGGCCAACATCTGCGACGAAGCTGTGGCGCTTGCAGGTCCTCCACTGTGGCAGGCAAATCAGCAGTATTACGTTGGCCAAAGCGTGAACGGCGGCGGCTATATGCAGGTCTGTACCCAGGCGGGCACCAGCGGTGCCACCGCGCCGAGTTGGAACGCTACGCTCGACGGCACGACCGGTGATGGCAGCAGCAGCCCGCAGTTGCAGTGGCAGAACCAGGGCTCAGCCACCGGCCTCACCGAGCCGCGCTATGCCATGAATGGCGCCTTCTCGATGGACCGCGCAGCCGGCGACATCCTCAATGAGATGATGACGGCGGCCGCCGGCCGCATCGTCTACATTGGCGGCACGTGGAAGATCTTTCCGGCCGCGTGGGCCGGGCCATCGCTCTCGCTCACCGACGACGATTTGATCGGCCCCATCAAGTGGAGCTCGAAGCGCAAGTATCGCGACCTGGTCAACGGCGCCAAGGGCACGTTCGTCTGTCCTGTTTATCCGTATCTCGCGGCCGGCCCTGGTCTACCGCTCAATCAGAAGCAGAGCGGCGTCTTCAATGGCGAGTGGCAGCCGACAGACTTCCCGCCATATTGCCAGGACGCGTTGCACGGCTACGCGAGCGATGCGAATTATACGGCTGATGGCAGCGTCCGCCTCTGGCTCGATACGCGCTTTCCTTACACCATCTCCGCGGCGGCCGTGCAGCGCCTCGCTAAGATCATGCTGCTCCGCAATCGCCAGCAAGGCCTCGGCTCGCTGCCGTGCAAGCAGACTTCGCTACTCTCGCAGACGCTCGATGTGATCGAGGTGACGCACTCGCGCTGGGCGGCGAACGGATGGACAAATAAGCTGCTCGAGGTCGCCGGCACGCGGCTCAACTTCAAGACCGAAAGCGGCCGCGGCAAGAATCGCAAGCCGCCACGCTTCTACGTCGAACTTGACGTGCAGGAGACCGACCCGTCGGTATATGCATGGTCGACCAGCGAAGAGTTGACCATCGAAGATGGCCCCTCGCCGGCCGTGGCGCTGCTGACGAACGTCGCCACGCCCGCAACGGTCACGCTCGAGTCCGGACCGGCCGAGGTCATCGCCGGCGCCGACGGCGTCAAGCGCAGCCAGATACTCGTCTCGTGGGACACGCCGACCGATCTCTCAATTCTGAACGGCGGCAGCATGGAGCTGCAATATCAGCAAGTCGGCACGAGCGCGTGGACCCCGGCCGGGACCTTCGATGCGGGCGTTTCGGAGGCATACATCGGCAACGTCAACGACGGCCAACAGTATCTTGTGCGGCTCAGGTGCATCAGCGTCGCCGGCGTGCCCTCGAATTGGGTGGTTGCCGGGCCGATCACGGTGAGCAACACCTATTCGGAGATCACTACCAGCGGTCTCTCGCTGAACATCCCGTTTAATCAGTCCAACGACCTCACGCTCATGCCGGTGTACTCGGGAACGACCGGCGTGGTGGGCCAGTACGGTTTCGAAGCGTACGGACCCGGAGGCCCGGGGACCTCGGGGACACAGACGCTCGGCGATGGCAGCACGGTGACGATTCCGCCAGTGCTCGCGCTTGGACAGAGTCCGTCGACCTCTTACACCGTCTTTTACATTCCCAGCGCGGGCAACTTTTTTTGCGTGCCGCTTAGCGATACCGGAGCGGCAATCCCAGACGGCTATCTGATTCTTGGCAGCTTTACCACGATGGGTGGCCTGTCCAATTGGCGGGCGGCCCCGGGAGTTGTGGGCGGTGGGGCTGCCGGCGGCATGGGCGGTCCGCGCGCCGGCACTGTCAGTCCCACGCCAGTCTCTGGAGGAGTGAACGGGGTCTAGCATGTCAATCGATCTGGTCAGCACGAGCATAGACGTAGAAGCAAAACAAGAGCATGTCGTCCTGATGGATGATTATGGCGCTTCTTTCCATCTCTATATTCCCGTCTCAGCGGGAGCCAGCCGCCAAACGCTCATCAATGCCAAAGTTGTGCTGATGCAGGCCAACCAGACCAACATGGAGAGCTACGCGGCGGCAAACAGCATCGACCTCAGCGCGCAGAAGACCGCAGGGGCGGCTAAAAAACAGGCGCTGCTCGCAAAAGCCGCGCCGACGGTAGCAGCCGCGATGAAGGCAACCACGGCCGCCGCGCAGGCAGCGAGTGCCCCGGCAAGCTCAGCTTCCGCGGTAAATAGCTCCCAACCAGCGCAGCCAGCGGCTGCCAATTCGGCGGCTGCAGCTCCAGCAGTCGCGCCGCCAGCGACCAAACCCGCCTAGCTCATCAGGCGAAATCAGACCTTATCCGGACAATCTCATGAAACGCTTTCGCTTATTGACAGCGCTCGCCGGGGCCCCCGGCAAGGCTCTGATTGCTGGGGTGATCGTCGCCGTGTCGTTGTTGTTGCTCAGCGCGTCGGCTCAAGCCTCGAACTTCACCCCGATCTCCGCCTCGCACATCTACCAGGACGGCGGCGGCAATCTGCTCGCCAGCGGCCAGGCTTGTTTCATCGCGCAACCTCTGGGCGCGAGTTTGCCAATCCCATTCAACGTCAATGGCGCGGGCATCGCTCTGCCGGAGGGTACCGCCTGTTGGCAAATCACAAACGGTGTGCTCGCCGCGGGAGCGCAGGTGGTTGATTCCAATCTGAGCCATCCGCAGTACATGCAGTACCAGATTGTAATTACCGACGAGACGAGCGGCGGAAGCTACGCCATCGGCACCACGCAGATCACCTGCAGCATTAGCCCCACGCCCTCCAATTGCACAAGCGGCACCTGGTCGCTTGATGGCTATCAGCCAAAAATGTCGGCCATGTCGCTGGTGGAGACGGGACCGATGGGACCGATGGGACCGATGGGACCTCCTGGGCCGGCCGGGGCCATGGGCTCTTACGCTGGCGTCTACAGCGCAACCGTGGGCTACAACCTCGGCGACATCGTCTACTACAACGGCGCCAGCTACGTCTCACTCGCCGCCTGCAATGTCGGAGCCCAGCCGGATGTGAGCCCGAGCGCATGGTCGCTGCTGGTGGCAGCGGCTGGAGTGCAGATTGCCGGCGACCTGGGCGGAACGAATAATCTGCCGCAAGTCACCTCGACGCACCTCAGCGCGCCGCTTCCGGTGGCGCAAGGCGGCACCGGCACCAGTACCGGCGCGATTGGCGTCGACGGCACGGGTGTGCCCAACGCCAATCTCAGCTCGACGACGCCTTCGGCCGACACTGGTTTTGTGCAGGCGACGCTGAAGAAGAGCGGCAGCAACATCTCGATCGAGTGTCCCTCGGCGGCGACGCAGGGCGCGGCAGCCGACAGCGCGGTGGTGCACAATACGGGCGATGAGACGATCCACGGCACGAAGACGTTTGATACTGTCGC